CGCTGGGTGGTCGGCGTCCCGTCGGGTATCGCGTGCGTTCTACGCTGCTTCCGCATGGCCTATCTCCTTGTGGCTACTGGCGTTACGTTCGTTTCAACAGCCACATTCAGCCATGCTTTCGCCAGGAGATCAAGGCAATTAACCCCTTATGGGTACAGAACTTAGAGATTCTTGTAAGCTGGCCACAGGGCTAGAGCTATGACCGACCAAACGCCCAAAATTACGGCCCTGACGCCTGCCCAGGCGGCAAAAATCCTCGCCGCTGCCGGCAGCCGACGGATCACCGAGGCGATGGTCCGCGCCGACATCGAGGCGGGCGCGCCCACCAACGCAGACGGCACGCTGAACCTGATCCACTACGCTGCCTGGCTGGCGAAGGAGGCGGCTCATGGCGATTGACGTTCGGCAACTGCGCCCGTCGATTCTCACGCGGATGCTGAACTCCACGCCGCTGGGCTACTGCATCAGCGAGCGGCAGCTGCGTCGGCACCGCAACCGGGCTGGCTATCGAATCGGCGACGAGAAGCACGTCGATCTGCTGCGCTACACGGCGTGGCTGGTCTGGTCGCGCCATAACCCCGAGCCGACCAAACCGCCCCTCGATTACGAGGCGATGAAGGAGGCGGCCCGTGCCCGCAATGCCGAGCTGTCGGCCATCGGTCGCGACATCGGCGAGATACCGTCCGTGGTCAATCCGCAGCGCAAGGCGCGCGCGGCGATGGATTTTCGGTTCTTTTGCGAGACGTATTTCCCGGAGACCTTCAGCCTGCCGTGGTCGCAGGATCACCTGAAGGTGATCGCCAAGATCGAAACGGCCGTGCTGCGCGGCGGACTCTTTGCGATGGCCATGCCGCGCGGCAGCGGCAAGACCACGCTGGCCGAGACGGCCTGTATCTGGGCCATGCTCACCGGGGCGCGAGAGTTTGTCTGCCTGATCGGTTCGGACGCCGGGCACGCCCGCAGCATGCTCGAAAGCATCAAGGTCGAATTCGAGACCAACAACCACCTGCTGGAGGACTATCCGGAGGTCGTCTATCCCATCCGCGCCCTGGAGCGCATTCACAACCGCGCCAAGGGCCAGCTCTATGACGGCAAGCCAACGCGCATCGTCTGGACCGCCGACGAGATCGTGCTGCCGACCATCGAAGGCAGCCGTGCCTCGGGCGCGATCATCCGCGTGGCCGGCATCGAGAGCCGCATTCGCGGCATGAAGTTCAAGCGTGCCGACGGCCGAGCGGTGCGCCCGTCATTGGTGGTGCTCGACGATCCGCAGACCGACGAGTCGGCGCGCAGCGACCAGCAGGTCCGTGCCCGTCTGGAGACGCTCAATGGCGCGATCCTCAACCTGGCCGGACCGGGACAGAAAATCAGTGGCATCATGCCCTGCACGGTCATCCGCCCCGGCGACATGGCCGACCAGATTCTCGACCGCGACAAGCACCCGGCCTGGCAAGGCGAGCGCACCAAGCTGGTCTATGCCTTCCCGACCAACGAGAAGCTCTGGGACAAATACGCCCAGATTCGCGCCGACAGCTTCCGCAATGACGGCGACGGCCGTGAGGCCACGGAGTTCTACCGCCAGCACCAAAAAGAGATGGATGCGGGCGCGGTGATTGCCTGGCCCGAGCGGTACAACGCCGATGAGCTGTCCGCGATCCAGCACGCGATGAACCTGCGTTTGCAGGACGAACGGGCCTTCTGGGCTGAGTACCAGAACGAACCCTTGCCTCAGGACGAGGGCGATTCCGATCAGCTCACCGCCGAAGCGATTGCTGCCAAGACCAACGGGCATCCCCGGGGCGTGATCCCGCTGGGGGCCAGTCACCTGACGATGTTCATCGACGTGCAGGCCAAGCTGCTTTTTCACGCGGTGGTCGCCTGGGAGGACGACTTTACAGGCTACGTCGTCGATTACGGCACATATCCCGACCAGCAGCGTCCCATCTTCACTCTGCGCGAAGCGCAGAAGACGCTCGCTCGCGTGGCTCCTGGTGCGGGCCTGGAGGGTGCGATCTACGCCGGCCTGGAGAAACTCACGGGCGAATATCTCACCCGGCGCTGGCGGCGGGACGACGGGGCCGAGATGCGAATCGAGCGCTGCCTCATCGACGCCAACTGGGGCCAGTCCACCGACGTGGTCTACCAATTCTGCCGCCAGAGCGCCCACGCTGGATTGATCATGCCGAGTCACGGGCGGTATGTCGGGGCGTCCAGCATCCCGTTCAGCGAGTACAAGCGCAAGACCGGTGAACGGGTCGGGCACCACTGGCGCATCCCGAACGTGCAGGGCCGCCGCCAGGTGAGGCACGTCGTGATCGACACCAACTACTGGAAGAGTTTTGTTCATGCACGCCTGGCTGTTGCGATTGGTGATCCCGGCAGCCTGTCATTGTTCGGTCGAAAGCCCGCCGAGCATCAACTCCTGGCTGAGCATCTCACGGCGGAATACCGCGTGAAAACCGAAGCCCGGGGTCGCGTGGTGGATGAGTGGAAGATTCGCGCAGGTGGGCCGGACAACCACTGGTTCGACTGTCTGGTCGGTTGTGCCGTGGCTGCCTCGATCCAGGGCGCGGTGTTGCCGGGCACGGACGTCAAGGCCGCGCCGGTTCGGCAGCGTATGCGGTTGTCTGAACTGCAAAGGAGCAGGCGGTAGATGGTCAAGCCAGCCAACAACAGGGAGCCCGCGTCCAAGCGCGGTCTGGAATGCCCCGACTGCGGATGCATGCACTTTCGTGTGCTCTACACCCGGCGTGCCTGGGGTGGCCGCTTGCTGCGCCGCCGCATGTGCAGGCATTGCGGGCGGCGCGTGACGACCTATGAGCAGACCACCGCGATGGCTCGGTAGCCTCAATCGCCGCCGTCATGTTCTACATGCGTAACAATCTGCTGATTCATCTCTGACTCACCGCCAGTTCTCGATTCCACGGGGTAAGTAACTGAAGGCGACCCTGCACGGCTCGCCATCGGAGACTTACGTGGCTGAGAACCTCGACAACGCGATCCGCGACAACGCCGCCGGGCCGAAGAAGGCGACTGGCGATTCGGGCAGCATCGAGCAGCACTCGCTGGCTGAGCAGATCGCGGCCGACAAGCACCTGGCCAGCAAACAGGCGATTTCAGGCAAGGGCCTGGGCGTCAAGCTGGTCAAACTCTCTCCTCCGGGGGCAGCGTGATGTGGCCGTTCGGCAACAAGACAACCCGCAAGGCCCGTTCTTTCACCCGAGTCATTCGGGCCAAGTACGACGCGGCGGCGACCAACGCCGACAACGTACGGCACTGGGCCAATGCCGACGGCCTCTCCGCCGACGCGGCCGCATCGCCCGACGTGCGACAGACGCTTCGCAACCGCAGCCGGTACGAGGTTGCCAACAACAGCTACGCACGGGGCATCGTGCTCACGCTGGCCAACGACTGCGTCGGCACCGGCCCTCGTCTGCAACTGCTCACCGAGGACGCCGAAGCCAACGATCTGATCGAGACCGCCTTCGCCGCCTGGGCAGCGGAAATCCGCCTTCCGGCCAAGCTGCGGCTCATGCGGATGGCCAAGGCCGTGGACGGCGAGGTCTTCGGCATGCTCACGGCCAACCCGAAACTCCGCAGTCCGATCAAGCTGGACCTGCAACTGATCGAGGCCGACCGCGTAGCCAACCCCGATGCCCGCATTCTGATCGACGATGCCGTGGATGGCATCCAGTTCGACCGCTATGGCAACCCGGTTCGTTACCTAGTGTTGCGGCGTCATCCGGGCCAGGCGGGTTTTGCGCCGGCGCTGGATGGTTACGACCGTGTGCCCGCCGAGGCGATGATCCACTGGTTCCGTGCGGATCGGCCTGGTCAGCACCGAGGCGTCCCGGAGATCACGCCCGCCTTGCCGCTGTTTGCCCAGTTGCGGCGCTACACACTGGCGGTGCTGGGGGCGGCCGAGACGGCGGCGGATTTTGCGGCGGTGCTCTTCACCGACGCTCCGGCCAACGGCGAAGCGGCGGCGGTTGAGCCAATGGACATCGTCGAGCTCGAGAAGCGGATGGCGACGGTGTTGCCAGACGGATGGAAGCTCGGGCAGATCAAGGCCGAGCAGCCGGGCACGACCTACAGCGAGTTCAAACGCGAACTGCTCAACGAGATCGCCCGCTGCCTGAACATGCCGTTCAACGTCGCGGCGGGCAACTCGTCGGGCTACAACTATGCCTCCGGTCGCCTCGATCATCAGACCTACTACAAGAGCATCCGCATCGAGCAGGCCGACTGCAACAGCGTCGTGCTCGATCCGCTGCTGAACGCCTGGCTGACCGAAGCCCGTCTGCTCA